CAACGGTCTAGCGCCTACGTCGATGCAGTCGTTCCAATATTTCGTCGGGAGAGAAAGAGGGAGATACCCTGTACCTGCTCTAGTACCAACGATCAACAGGTAGCATTCAGCCTGCCAGTCAAACGGCGCATCGGCTGGAACAGTCGCACACTGTTGGTCACCCATTGTGTGACACTGAAAGCCTGGGTCGTCCTCAGCGATGAACACTGAAGCGTGACTAGGAGGGATAAGCCCTACAGGTGATGAGGATGAGGGGGACAGTGCAGTTATTGCGCATGAAAGGGCTAGTGATAGGAACATTACCATACTTTCTGATAGGAGTCAATAGGGCTACTGTTGTGTAGGGCTAGTGAGGGGGGTTGTTAGCTCTATGGGGCGGGCCAAACCGACTTCAAACCGAATTTGCTACAGGTTACGATACCGGTATCGAGACTCCCATGAGAGTAGCGATACGGCCTGTGACCAGGAGAAACGTAGGGGGTATCGATACGTCTCAGCTGACACGTCTCACGACGGCCCTGGCAGGATACTAGGGGACGAAGTCCCTGTAAGTATCCTAGCCAGGGGCCGTGGGCGCGATACCTGTTGAAAGAAATTTGCTAAACGGCGATGGATAAGCGAAGCAGCCCCCCTGTAGGATAGGGGGAGCCGCCGCTATTTAGTCGTTGGGAATGTTGGAATCGTGAACGATCACAACGTTCCAGTCGGTGCCATCGTGGTCGAAGATGAATTCCCTGTTGAACTTGGGAAGGGAACCATCATTGGCGGAACGAACAGCATCCAAGAATTGCGGACCGTTCATGCTGAATGCCATCTGGCAATCACGAGAGAAGTTCTCCTCGCCCATATCAACGCCGTTGACTCGAAGGGACATCCTCCCATTCGCCGATTCGCTCGACGTAGAATCGTCCTTGGCCTTGCGAATGCGGGGGATGTCCAAGAGGTACTGGACGGAATCGTTCTTCGACGAACGACGAACGACCGTGGTCTGTCCAGTGATCTTCTCAACGTCCGCTAAGGCATCGGCATCGTTGAGACGTTCTTTGATCTGATTCACCGACGTCAGAACCAAGCGGAATGCGTCGTCACAGTCCTTCGCAAGTTTCTGGAGATCCTCGAGAGACATGGGTTCAGTACCCTCAGGCAGCGAAGAGACAGGGGCCTGAATCTGGGCGAAGTCGGGCGCCCAGGTCTTGGCGATGCCCTTGAAATGGTCGGCCATTGCCTGAAACTTCAAGGCAACGTTGGCGTACAGGTGCTCTTCACCCGAGGGGATACCGGCGATGATGTCCTGTGAAATGGTCGACAGATTCTCGTCGAGATAGGACAGCAGGGTATCGCCATCAGAGCTCTTGGGAAGAGCGGCGAGCCGGTTCAGTCCGGGGTCAACCGCTTTGGTAGACTTCGACTGCCGGGCAGCGTGATGCATGTTGTAGGTGTCGACCTTCCCCTTGAGGATAGAGACGAGCACGTCGATAGCAGGGCGTTGCATGGGATCGTTGTAGTCAAGCATGGCGCAACCTTTCAGGTGACTGAGTTGTACGGTTATCTAGATCGTACTACAGCCAGGGCCGGAGCACAACCTAGATAGCCCTACAATTCTGTAGAGCTAGTGCTGCTAGTTGTAGCGAGCAAAGAAGCAGGTATCGCAATCACAGATAGGTGAATGCATCCGATCGATGGCCAGGGCCAGGACGTTGCCGACGTACTCATCCGCACGATCGGCCGTATCGGCATCGTCAATCTCGTACGAGCGCAGCTCATTGAACTTGCGCATCCAAATCGCCTCAATCGTGTTCAGCAGGCTCTCGAAGCCCTTCACGTCGGCTCGGCTGTAGAACCGGCCCTGCCGATCGCGCCCGATGCAAACGGCGCTGTAGACCGTTGCGTGCACGTTCATGTAGGTCTCTGCTGCGTTCATGTCCTGCCCTGCTTTCGTTCGTTGGTTTATCTCTTCCTAGGTATTAAAGCATAGCTAGCTAAGAACGTCAATAGAAGATTTCGAGCTGTTGGTGGATACGGTGGGGGGTATAGGGGGGTGTGGGTCGCATGTTGATCCCTTGTAGTGGGGGGTACATGAGAAATGAGACTCCTTTTGTCTATACGAAAAATATAGAAATTCAGAACATACCATGACAAGTTAGTAAGCCCTTGACAAACCGTCCACCATCCCCCATACTCCTAGTATGTCAGTTGCTAGCCTCAAGGCACACCTAACCCTCAATTGCCCTCCCACAATCGGAAGCGCATACGAACTCGCTAGCCGTTACCGAGTCACTGAAGAGACAGCTAGAGACCACTTGCGTTCCAATGGCTATTACTACTCTAAGGAAACCAATACCTGGCACCGTCAGGAAACTCAGCTAGACCGTATTGAAAAGATGCTACTCCAGCTCACTTCCACCTCAACCTCAGACAATGCGTAAATCAGACATCGTACGAAAGTACATCGACTGGTCTCAGGAAGGTGAAGTAGTTTCCTGCGAAGATCTAGCCCTTCACTTCCCCTCTCACTCAGTAAGTGAGATCTACGACTTCCTGCACTCTCATCATATCAGGTCAGCTCTAGAACGTTACGACCTTCCTCCGCCTCCTCGTGCTAAGTCAGCTCGTTCCCTTACTGACCGTCAGCGACGTTGGCTTGCACTGTGTACTAATCCCTACGCTACGAATAGTATCAAGGGAATCGCTTCAGAGAACGGGTTCACGCTAGAAGAACACCGTCGCTGGATGAAGCAAGCTCACTTCCGTGCTGAATACTCTAAGCTGATGCGTCAAGAGATCGCTTCTACTGAAGGCGAGATCTATCGACGGACTGCTACTAAGGCCATGGTGGGAGATACCAAGGCTATTGAAACACTGTACCGAATGCAGGGCAAACCATTGCCTACTGCGGTCAATGAATCATCTGGCGGCTCCGTATCGCTGGACGCAGTACTCCAGGCATTGCAGGAGACTCTTTCATCCGAGGACATTGCTCGAGTCGCCACGAGACTAATAGCAGGCAAGCCTGCTGAACTTCCTTCGGCAGAATCGTAACCGTTTGTACAACCGCCCCGCTACCCCCTGTAGGGCGAGGGGCGAAGCCCCGAGCTATACTAGGTGCGTGTTTTTATGACCTTAAATCCTAATGATCCACTTCAGAAGCTGGGTGTACTCCTGGCTCAAAAGGCTAGAGACCCTGATATTGATGGATACAAACCGCTCCCTCATCAAGTCCGTTTCCATAGTAATCCAGCTAGAGGACGGATCAACTTTGGCGGAAACCGCTCAGGTAAGTCCTACTCAAGTGTATGTGAGATGGTATGGTGGGCAACCGGAACTCACCCATTCCGAGATACACCACGCCCGCCTGTTGCTCTTAGACATGTTGCAGTCGATAATCCCCAAGGGATCAACAAAATCCTGAAGGAGCTGTACAAGAAGATTGTTCCCTCTCGCTACCTTCGTGGTGGTAGTTGGGAATCTGCTTGGCAGAACAGTCCTCCTGCATTGTTCTTCAGTAACGGTTCGTTCGTTGAGTTCATGTCTTATGAGCAGGAACTTGATAAGCATGCTGGCACTAGTCGACATGCAATTGCATTCGACGAGGAACCAGACGAAGCAATCTTCAACGAGAACATGGCTCGACTCATCGATACTGATGGCGAGTGGTGGATCGCTATGACTCCTGTAGAGGGTCTTACGTGGGTCTACACTAGGTTCTGGTTGAAGTACGAAGAAGGTGAACTATCAGAAGATGTCGCTATCTTCGTATTTCTTACTGACGATAACTATTACCTACCCTCTGGCGCTTTTGATCGTCTCATGGGTGATATGTCGGAAGAAGAAAAGAAAGCTCGGCGGACTGGTGCATTCATTGCTCTATCTGGCCTTGTCTATCCTTTTGACCAGAATGTCCATGTACGAGACCTCGAAGCGAGACGAGGGCTACTTACATTTACTGGCATGGATCATGGGCTTAGGAATCCTACTGCTTGGCTTTGGGGGCAGGTGGACTCTGACGGAGTGCTTTATATTGTCCATGAGCATTACAAGTCTGAGCTTTACGTCAAGGATCATGCAGCTGCTGTCAAGGCTATTGAGGCGTCGAATCCTTTGCTTGTACCTTCCTATCGGATTGGGGATCCCTCGATATTTAACCGGAATCCTTTGGATGGCCAATCAGTTGGGTCTGAGTACGCAACTCACGGAATATACATCGGACCCGGAAATAATGATGTTGACGCTGGAATCAACAGACTAGCATCAATGTTCTATGTGCATCCTGACTTCGGGCCTAAGATCTACATAGATCGTTCGTGTAGGGCGTTGATCCGAGAGCTTCGTACGTATCGCTGGGATGAGTGGGCTACTCGTAAAGCTGAGACTCAGAAAGAGCCTAAGACTAAGCCCAAGAAGAAAGACGACCACGCAGCGGATGCATTGCGCTATATGGCTATGACTAGACCTGAAACTGATTCAGGTAGTGGTCCTATTGCTCCTGATCCTGTTCCTAGAATTCCAGGCAGTCAATACCCGACAGATTGGGAAGCCTATGACCATAGAAATTCCGGTGCATATGACGACGTTATGGGGTCGGAATGGTAGCATTCCTCCTGTAGAGGTGGTACGCTGAGCCTGTGGGGAGACTGTCTAGGTCCCTACCTTCTACCTAGACAGCTCTCCCTACCCATCTCTAAGAAGGTAGGTCATGGAAAAAGAATACGTAGTCGCTGTTGCGCTCATCCATACAAAGGATGAAAAAGGTAGACCAAAGCTAGTTACTTTGGGCTATGATGACACGACTTACCAGCTTGCGGGCGGGGAAGAATTCATGACTACCCTAATCCCTAAGGTGATGATTCCATGACTATGATTGTTTCCGTAGAAGAAGTTCCGCAGATTCAGCCTGCTGAATGTTCTTTCGGTGGTGGCGGGGCGAACGTTAATTCGAAGTTTCTTCGTGTAGTGAATCCTGATATGGGTACTGACACTCTCCTTATTGGTGATGTCATGTTTCGGGAGTTCGCTAAGGCTATGGGATACATTCCCAAGGACGAAGCTGTAGCTCTTGTAGAAGCGCTGCGTGAGGAAGTAAAGAAGGCAAATGCAGCTTTTGATGATGTCACTGCTAGCATTAACGCTAGCCGTAGTGTTGTGGATGCTCTGGAAAATGTTTCGGGCGTCCTTGAAACTGTGCGAGACTCTCTCAACACTGCTTCTGCAATCGCAACAGGAGTCGACGAAAGTTCAGACGGAACTTCTGAACCGGTTGCAAAGTCATAGTTGGGCTGAGTTCGCTCAGCTCCAGACTATTGCTCCTGTAGAAGTCCAACCGTATGGACCCACTCCTGATGAGATGTGGGTAGAAGCCCATCAACTTGATGGAGAAGATCTCGTAGATTTACTTCGAGGGGAAGTTGAAGCTTAATGGTAGCTCTCTTTAAGCCCAACGCTACACCACAAGCTGTAGCGGAATGGTGCGAGAAGGAGTTCGCCAAGGCGCATGAAGCTCGTCAGTCGATTGAACGTCAGTGGCTTTTGAATCTTGCTTTCTTCTATGGAAAGCAGTGGGTCACCTGGTCTCCAAGTGTAGGTACTACTGCACGACTGCATGAGCCTAAGGCTCCTGCTTGGCGAGTCCGTCTCACTGTTAATAAGATCCAGCCTTATGTTCGTCGAGAGATGGCTAGGCTTTCCAGCTCTAAGCCGCGAGGATTTGTTCTTCCTGCTTCTTCGGAACAGGACGACAGGTCTGCGGCTAGAGCTGCGGAAAGTGTTCTAGACTATCTGCATGAAGCTATTAAGGTCGATGAGATCATGGATGCTGCCGATTGGTGGACGTGCATCTGTGGCCCTGCGTATCTCAAGGTTCGCTATACCGATGAGATCGATCCCTCTACAAATCAGAATGGTCGCATTCGTGTAGATGTGGTTCGTCCATTTGACATCTATGTTCCTGATCTTGAGGAAACTCGAATCAGTGAGCAGAAGTGGGTAGCTCACGTACAGTCCATGCCTATCTCGGAGATTCGAGAGAAGTTTGGTGTAGATGCTACTCCTGATGCGAATGCGTCTGAGGTAGACCAGAAAGTACGCAACGTAATGACGATCTTCTCTCAGAACAAGGGAGAAGATTACGCTGTAGTCAAAGAGTTCTGGATCAAGCCTTGCGCTCAGTATCCTAAGGGTTTGGTTGTAGCTGTAGCGAACAACAAGGTGCTTCCCTATGTAGCGCCCGAACCCGCTAACAATCAGGACGTTAACGAGAACGATCCTGATATGATGACTATTCTACAGGAAGTAGAAGTTAAGAAGCCTAAGGGTACGATTGATTGGCCGTTCGGTCACGGTCGTCTTCCCTTTATTCAGCGTGGTCACACCATGTCTGGTCGCTTCTACGATACTTCTTTCGTTGAGCAGATCATCTCGCTTCAGCGTGAATACAATCGTTCTCGTTCGCAGATCATTGAGAACAAGAATCTTACTTCTCGTCCGCAGTGGGCTATTCCGATTGGTTCTGTAGATCGGTCCCAGCTCACTACTGAACCTGGTGCAGTAATTAGTTATGCTCCCGGCTTTCAGCCTCCTACACCTATTCAGGTGCCCATGCTTCCCAACTATGTTGTGGATCATGTGAAGCTGACTGCGGAGGAAATGGACGAGATTGCTTCGCAGAACGAAGTAAGTAAGGGTTCTGTACCTCCTGGTGTAGAAGCCGCTACGGCGATTGCCTACTTGCAGGAACGAGATGATTCGGCTCTTGCATACGCTATTCGAAATAAGGAACGCTCTATTCAAGAGATGGGTCAGCAGATCCTTTCTCTTGTAACTGAGTTTTGGGATGTTCCCCGAGTCATTCGTGTAGTAGGCAAGAATGAGATTTTCAACTCCATGGAGTTGATGGGTAGTGATCTTCGAGATAACATTGACTACCGTGTAGTGACGGGTTCGGGTACTCCGATCAGCCGAGCTGCACAGAAGGCAGAGATCTTGGAGATGGTGAAGTCTGGTATGTTGCCAGCTACGAAGGGTCTTCGTTTGCTTAACATGCCAGATGTAGCCACAGTTATCGAAGAAGTTGAGATTGACTTCTTGCAGGCTTCTAAGGAAAACCTGCTGATGGCCAAAGCTCAGTTTGTTCCTGTAGAAGTGTGGCACGATCACGTTGCTCACCTTGAGGAACACGATAACTATAAGAAGCGTGAAGAGTATGCACACTTGGACGAACAGTCCAAGGCGATCATTCGGTTCCATGATTTTCAGCATATGTCGCAGTTGGCTATGTTGTTTAACCTGATGCCGCCTGCTACTCCTCCGACTCCTGAGTCAATGATGGAA